TTAGGTGATTTCATCGGTAGGTTTGAGGATTTTGTCTTTTCTGATGTAATGATGTGTCATTCTTTTTGATGTATGCCCAAGTTGTTTTTGAGCTTGTTCATCGGTTGTCATTAGGGAAATATCGGTGGCTGCTTTGGCACGCATATCACGCATTTGTACTTTAGCGATTTCATCAGCAAGTTCAGGATATGCTTTCATTGCTCTCTCCCTTATTTCTTTAAAATGATCGCCTAAACTTCGCCGTTTTAATTTTTTCCCCCATTTATTGGTAAAAATCCAGTCTGATTCGTATCCCAACCTTTTATCTAAAATTTCTTTTAGCCGACCACTAATTTCAAATCTCACTTTTTTCCCTGTCTTCTGTTGAGTAATATGCAATATACCGTCATAGATGTGTGAGCGGTGTATATTACAAATATCAATCGGTCTTTGTCCCAGCAAATAGGCTGTTTCGATAATATCCGCCATTCTTTCATCTGCAAATTCATAGATTTTATCAAGGATATAATCCTCTACATAAACTTCACGATATTTGGTCGGGAATTTTTTTACACCTTGTGATGGGCTTGGAAGAGCAGTGTATCCCCATTCTCTTGCCATATTCCAAATTGTGTTAAATAAACCTACCTCAATATTAGCAACAGCCGGCGTGTCTTTTCTCCATTGTAAATATTGACTGATGTGCTTTGGCTCAATTTTTTCGAGCGGTGCAGGTGGGTTACCAAAGAATTTACATAGCCAATGAATAGCCTGTAAATTAGATTGACGAGTGTTTTTGGCTTTTTTGGTTGGAACAACTTCCAATTCATAGCGTTTTGCCACATCAATAAATAAAACAATTGGGGATTTTCTACTATTTTCAAAATTTAGCTTGGCTGCTTCTAAAATTGCTTCGTGTTTGTTTGTACCGAGAGACCTTTCTTTGCCGTCGGCAAGAACGTAAAAGTAGTATTCAACTATACTTCCGTTTGCTCGTTTTCTGCGGCGGCAGAGTAGGTTTTGTGGCAATCCGTTGTTTTCATATTTTCGAGGGCGTGCCATAAGTGCCTCCTTCTTCTCAATTTACGCTTTAAATGCATTTGATACCCAGTCAGAATCATTCGTTGCAATAGGTTTACGCTGTTTAGCCTGAGCATAATCACGGCGGACAACAGGGAATCCATTTGCATTTTCTTTAAATGGAATGCCCATAATGTTGAGTTGTTTTTTGATTAGATTTTTCTGCTTGCATTGAGTAATAAATTCAATCTCTTCACGAGAAAGGAAGTCAGTGTAGATGTTCATATTCTCTCCAAATAAACCCCTCATTTAGAGGGATTTGGTTAAATAATCGTTAAGTCGTTGAACCTATCGAAATGCTCACATTACCGATGCGGACAACATTTTCTTCGTTGGCTTCTAGGATTTCTCTCAACTTAGCATAGGTTTTGGGGCATCTTATTTGATCTTCCTCTTCGTTGTAGAGAGCCTCTAATGTGTGCCATTCTTTTGCAAGTGCAGCCCAAACTTTCCCAAGTTCAGCCATTTTTTCAATCCTATTTCGCAAAAAAGGGACTGTCTCCAACAACAGAAAGCAACGCCTGAAATCCGATACATCGTGTGGGTAGCCTTCTATTTTTGGTCTTATTCCGTAACCAAGGTAAAAAGCCATTGTTTTACTGCTTACCCCTGTCTCTCCATTGGCAAGCCACCAAGCGATTTTGTCTTCTATGTGCATTTTTCCTCCAAAAATTAACCGCTTGCAGTTAGCTACAAGCGGTTGGTTGTCAAGTGTTCATTTGTTCAATGAACAGTTCATCAGTGGTTAATCTTCAATATCAATATATTCCGCTAACTCACTTCGAGCTTTTAAATAAGCCTTGCGAAGCCCGTGGAATTTTTCATCTTGGACTTCTTCAAAGTCACTATAACTGACGAAAGCGTATTCAAAACCTTCGTTTTCAATTTTAGTTTGAAGATATTCTTTGTCTTCTTCTGTCATTTCGTTTCTCCTATTGAGAGTGGATAAAAATAAACACTGCACGGGCAGGGTCGGGGAAGCATTATCGCTGTGCGATAGTGCATGGTTTGCCATCGCAGTCGTTGTGTAACTCTAAGTAGTCGGCAGCAACTGCAAAGGCGGTTAAAAAGAGTATGATTTTTGCGTATTTCATCGCCTAATCCTTGAATTTTGGGTGCAGGAAACCGCCGCTTGATGTTTCACAAGCGGTCGGATTGTGTGATTTTTTTGCAAATTAAATTCGGACTAAGCCGCCTAAGCCTTTCGGCTGGTATTGCCTTAAGGTAGTTAGGGCTTTGTGGTAGTGAGCTTCTTCAAACGGATCGACCTCGAAGTCGGCTAACATCGGTTCAAGTATCCGTTTCATTACGCCAAGCGTGGTTTGATACTCGGTGGCGTGAGTGTAGGCGGTTGCCCCAAACGGCGAACCGATAGCACGCAACGGTTTTTCTAACGTAGCAAGTACTTCAAGGCTGTTGTAGAGGGCGTACCACATTGAAGCGAAACGTAGCCATTCTTTTTTGGTTAGCTCCATTGGGATTTTAGGTTCGACAATCGGGGCGATTTGTGAACGTTCCGCTTTGCCCTTGAACCAGTAATCGTGCAGGGCTTGGTAGCACTCTTTTTTGTATTTGATGAGCGTTTCTCTGATTTCGGGTTTGCAGCGATTGATGTCAATGCCGAAGAGCCAGCCGTTGAGGTATTCAATTGGGAGGCAGATCATTTGTTGATCGCCACCGTTTGTAGGTATTCTTATGATAAGAATACCCTGCGAAAGGATTTCATCTCGTTTGATCCGTTCGTATTGAGCGTGCCAAGTCAAGCCGATATTTTCGCAGATCGGTTTCATTGCGGTGTAATGTGTGCCGTTTTGCTCGAATGTGATTAAGGCTTGGTTGTTGAAAGAAATGGTTTGAGTAGAAATTTGAGTTGACATAGTCGTAATCCTTAGAGTCTATTTGTTTAAAACAAGCCACTTTCGACAGTGGCGTCGGGAGGTTCGAAAACCCACTCTAAGGTAAGGGCTGGACGTATTTCCTTTCGGTCTTGTATTAGTCGCCCTCCCGACATAGTCAGGATTACGGATATAAAAAAATCGCCTAGTGGCGATTAGTGAACTATCCGCCTTAGAGTATGAGGTTTCGACACCTTGGGCGGAATAGTAAGTTAAAGTTTGGCGGTTGTCAAATAAAATTATTTTAATAAATACTAAAAAATAGCTTGCGTTTTATTTGGTATGTATTAAAATAATCTTGTTTTCGGAAAGGGTCTGAAAATGAAGAAGCCGCCCTTGAAGAGAGCGGCAAACATCAGGAACTGGATTATGTATCTTAAGTTGTTAATCCTAGTGATCTTAATCTTAATAAGCACGCCAGCTTATTAGATTAGAAAGCTAAAAGTCCTAGCAGAGAACGCCATCTCTGCTAGGCAGTTCCTAAATAATATAACGTTCCGTATTAAAAATCAACAAGGAATTGACAATGCAAACAGAGAAACGAGGTCGTGGTCGCCCTAAATCAGGTTTAACGCTTCAAGAATTACAAGCAAAAAGCGATGCAAAGCGTGGTGTGCGATTGAAGTCATTCAAGTTCCACGAAGATTTTATTGCTCAACTTGAACAGCTTGCAGAACAACACGGCATTTCGCAAACACAGGTAATCGTTCAAGCGGTTGAGCAGTTTTCAAAAGGGGCGTAAGCCCCTATAAACCTACCCTTCACTGTTCGATGTTTTTAATTAGTTGTTGCATTTAATTTGGTGTAATTCCACCAAATTAAAATTTGGATTATTCAGCTCTTCCCAAACTTGAAGAAATTCAATGGTATTTTTATTTTGAAGCCAGTTTTTAATGAGCTGGTCGCTGTCTCCAAAAGCTTTGCACATATCAGTTAGGCTGATGTAATCCTCACCATCACGAGCGGTTACTTTGACCTCCACGCCTTGTACAATCATTACGCTATTTGCCATTTCGTTTCTCCGTTTTTAGGTACAAAAAAAGCCGTTGGTGGACGGCTTGAAAGTGCGGTTATCTTAATCCGAAGTTTGGCGGTGTCAAGCCTCAATATCTATTTTTGCGATCTGCATCGAAAAAATAAATTTTTGTTCTGACAGTAAAACGCTTTCGTAGTAATCTCATAAAAAAATATAAGGAGAACACTATGAAAGAGCTTTTCAAACAATGGCTAATCAATCAGGACTCGCCATTCATTAATAGCTGTGGCGTTGAGTGTATTTTGTCAAAAGTTGATGACCGGCTAAACATAATCAACGCCAACGAAGAAGAAACCGAAACTCTTATAGAGTGGCGGAATGCTTTTCTGCAAGATGTTTCGGTTTTTATAGCTTAGGTACTATAAATCGTCTTCTTTAACCCAAATCCCAGCTTGCATTTCGCCCTTGCGATCTTTGATTTGGTCGTAGGCGTGAGCGAGGCAGTCATTAAGCGTAAATCTATTTATTAAGGCTAAATGGTGTAATATGCCAAAAAAACGGCTATATTTACCTCTGTCTTTAATGCGTTCAATATCATATAGACAATGAACAGCGACCGAAATATCAAATCTGTAACCATTTAATCTATGATTTTCAAATTGTACAGGGTAAATAGGTTGTTTTTCTTGTTTTGCTTTAATAATACAGACAACAATCAAATCCCCAATCGCATCTTTAATCATTTCAGGATTATTGCGGGCAATGCCTCCGCAGAGTTCGCCAAACTCTTCCATCAGTTTGAGCATTTGCTTTTGTGGGGTTGAGCCGTTAATTAAATTGCGGTCTTCCGCCCATTGTTCGATGTTTTTAATTAGTTGTTGCATTGTTTAGTCCTCTCATTTCTTTCATTGCTTCATCAATCGCCGTGCGTAAATCGGCATTTCTTGCCCAATGAAAATACTGCTCGTGCGGTTTGGTATAGCTAGCAATAATAAATTCGTCCACCAAATCAGAATATCGGACATCTAATTTGCGTTGGGCGATAAAGTCTAAGCGTTCGGTGTCGGTCATTTTTCCTCCTTTGGTGGTTCGGGAAGTGGTTGCCAGTGGGTTACTGCAATCACATCGTCATCAAGCCCATATTGATTTACACTAAGAAAATACCACTCGTTATCGGCAAGTTCTCTTGAAACTATTAAAATTAACTGCATTCCTGAAATATCGCATAACCCTAGCACATCCGTTTCAATAGGTGGTAATTTGTCCTCAATGGAAATCCAGCCGTTGTTTTCTAAAAGTGTTGGTGGTTCAATAACTTGTTCAGCTTCCCCAAATAACTCCGATGCTCTTTCTTCGTCTGTTAGTGGACGAATATCTGATTTTGCTCTACCTAAAACAACACCATAAACTGCATAGGGTAAATCATAGGCTTCATAGCTTTCATAGCTTTCGTGATCATCCATGTCACCCGCAAACTCATAGGCTTCAGTAGCACCATTTAAACAGCTTTGTTTTGCTTGCTCTAATGTTTCGTGCAACCTTATTACATGTGTCTCATCCGAGACATCGACCGAAAAATATTTTTCTTCATTCATTTTCTTTCTCCGCGTTCCGTGTTTATGTGGATATACAAGAAATTCAACAGCAGCATTCAGCTGTTAGTGCTGCCGATTTACCTACGACTATTTCGCATTGCATCTAACCATTCTTGAGCGTCTTCTTCTGAAGCGAAACATCGCCCTTGTGGCAAGAATTTTTTTACAAAGGGGGCATTTGCGAACATAGATTTTACTATGGTAAAATCATTGTCAATAAACCACATATTTTCTTGAGGTTCTTTTAATGGGCAAGGTAACGTCAATGTTACTGCTGGTCTTGGTTCTTCCCACATACCAACAATATCATATTGAGCTATTGTTCCATCATTGAAATGAGATCCGCTAACAGCCCACGATACTTCTGACAAAAATACATTTTCTTCAGCAACTGTATACCCTTGTACTTGGTGGTCTTTATTATCTCTAATATAGTCATCACTAATTAGGTATTTTACAAATGCCTTATCATTATTTCTTAGTTTTACTGGCTCACCTGCCAATGCTTTATTTAAATCAAATGGTTTCATTTTATTCTCCGTGTTTGTGGTTATGTTGATGTACAGGCAATTCCACCATAGCATTCAGCGGCTGTGGCGTGAGTGGCTCTTGCGGAATATTCAGCCGTCCGCCTAAAGTGGCATATGGCTTTGATGCGGTAGAGTGTTCTGCCGTTGTGGTTGATTGTGTCGTTTTGGAGTAGTTCGTATTTCTTTTGGGTTGTCATATTGGCTACCTATTAAAAAGCCCCTTTCGGGGCGGTTACCCCCTTCAATGCATAAAGGGATTTGATAAATTGCGGGATATATTGATCAAAGGCTTTCATCAATACCGGATCACGTTCGGCTGTGTAGATGTAAAGCGGTTGTTTTTGGTATTCGGGGCAGTAGCTGACAAAGTCCCACGTTTCGTAGCCTGTTACCCAAAGGGCAGATTGCACTTGAATAAGATATTCATTCGGCACACCGCCTTCTAGCAGGTATTTGATGTGGGTTTTCATTTTCGGGCATTTGATTTCCAACCCTTTTTTTAGATTGGGAATTAAGCCGTCAGGACTTACCATTAACTGTTTTTCGGCGTTAAGGTACACACCGCCGACTTGCACGACTTCGGTGTCGGTTTCAAACTCGTAAGCCATTCGTGCAAGCGGTTCAAGCTCGTTGCCTCGTGCCATATCAGACGACTTAAAACCGTCTTTTGCTCCCTCAATGCTTTCGGCAACCAGTTCGGCAAGATAGCTATTCCAAGCGGACGATTTTTTACCGCTTGGCGTAACGATATTTTCAATGCCTGTGGCGGTGGGAATGCCCAATCTGGCATTGAGCCATTCTTCTGATCCTTGTTCGCAATCTAAAATGATTAAATCGCCTGTCATAGTGGGATTTCCTCACCGACACTTTCGCCATTATCCGCCTTTTCAGCGTTTTGCTTGTCTAGCGTAAGATTGAGCTTTTTAATCACTGCCTCTGCCTGCGATTTAGGGATTTGGTTCAGTGCTTGAACGCCAATATAGGCGAGAATTTTCGCCTCCTCCGTACCGGTTACTTGCATTAACTGCCGGATTTGCGACAGTTGTTCTTCCGAAATGAGTTCAACGGCAGTGGTTTCTACCACGTTATTTTGTGGTGTGATGTTTTTAGGTGGTTTTTCATTTTCCGCAATACGCTCTGCTTCGTCTTGGTCGTAAATACCCGTAAAGCCAAAGGCTAATCTTGCACATTGGATCATTGCTTTATGGCGTAACATTCTTTTTGGGTGAGAGTTCCAAGCTGGAGAGCTCTTTTTACATTCCCCCATAAATTCCGTCACCACAATCGGTTTACTTCTATCTTTACGGTAGATAGTACAAGTACAGGCGGAATAGTCATCGGTAAAATGAAATTCCATTCCATCATATTGAGGCTCACGGTTAATAATGCGAACCCAACCATCAACGCCGACAATAGGCGTTAATCCACCGTTCCCACCGGGGAATGCATAAATTTCTTTTGTCCAAGGGTTTAATTGGTATTGGTTAGCAATAACCAATAGTGCAATCATTTGAGCATCGCTTACGGTTGCCCCTGCGAAAGCAGACGATTTAAGTGTCTCAACTAATCCTGAGCCATCTCCCATTTCAAAACGCTCGGCAAGTTTGTTGGTTAGTGTTTGTAATGCAGTTGTCATAATATGATCCTTATTTAGGTTGAATTTGTGCGGTATCAAATCATTTAGCCTTATTGAGCGAAACGCTATCCCCAAATTTCGCTTTCAGCTCACGAGCAATACTGACTGCGTTGGTTTGGATTGTTTGGTTTAAGCGAATAGTAATGATAAAATCGCCTAATGGCCCATCGGTTTGTGCCGGTTCTTCGATGTTCATTTTTGCCACATTTTGCGGATTTTCGACCGCTTGTTTGCGCTCCATTTTATCAGTAATCGCTTTGGCTTCGGCTTGTACTTTGTCGGCTTCTGCTTTGGCTTTAATCGCCGCCTCACGCTCGGCTTCTTCGGCAAGGCGTTGTTGAATAATTGGGGCGAGGTCGTCTTGGGTTGCGATCAATTTCACTGCATCAGGAAAAAGATAAGCTGATTTTGCAGCAAGCTGTTCTAATCGCTCAGTCAAGCGCCCGATTTCTACCGACATTTCGCTGATAATCAGCGCTTTTTCGGCGTTCACGGCTTTGGTTAAGCTGTCAATCGTGCGTTTATTTTTCTGTGCCTCGGCAATACGATTAGCAATGCCGTGTTTTGGCATTGTGATTTCTAAGGCAAGGGAAATATCACTTACTTTAACCAGCTTGTTTCTGGTATCAGTGATTTCTTCAATGGCTTTATCGGCAATCTGTTTTTTGATTTCCGTTTCTTTGCTCTTAACGAGCTTGTCTCGGGTTAATCGCTCTTGGCGGAAACGTTCAGCGATTTGTTCTGCTGTTAATACCAATTCCGCAATCTCGCCAGTTTGCGTTTGTTTAATTGCGTCACGAATTTTTTTCTCAATGCTTTCAAGCTCCTTCACTTCTTCTTTTGCTTTTGCAAAATCATCATCGGTTTCAAAGGTGGTGGTGAGCGTGGCAAGGTATTGATTTGCTTGCTCTTCAAAAGTTTGCAAGTTGGTAGAAACCACTCGGCTTTCGGTTTTTAAAATAAGTTCAAATTGTTGATTTGCAGTTGTCATTTTCTTATTCCTCTAAAATTCATTTCTGTGTTTGTTCTGTTCGGCTAGGTAGGCGTTGATTGCGTTACGCCAGCCATCAGAACCGGCTAGGATGGTGGCAATGGTTTCAAAGCCGTTGTTTTCTAATAGCTCGATGATGTTTTCTTCAGCCAAGATGAAAGCCTCTTCGCTAGGGTCTTCTTCTGGTTGAAGTGAAGCATCTGTGTAGTCTTCGTATCCTATCATCACACTTTCTCCGTTACTTTAAATTCGCAAGTTTCAGGCTTGCAGGTGCTTTCAGGGATAAGCTCTTCATTGCATTAGGAGGGTGATGGCAACCATAAAAAGCAGGGCGTATAAGCCGTATTTAATCCATTGTCTAAGCATGTTTAGCATTGTTTGCCTCTTGTGTACGTTTTACCATTTCGGCAAGAACGTTGAAGAAATCAGTTTCAAGGGTAATTGTTTCGGCACTTGCTCGTCTGTCTAGATGTAAGCGAATATTACCGTTGCTATCCACAAAGTAGCCGTTTAGCCCATAAGGTATGAATGGCTTGCGTTTTGGTTTTGATGGTTTAGGCTTAACCTGTTCAGGATCTTCCTCAATTTGTTCAAAATTGTAATTGTACATAATAGGCTGATGACCCCTGATTTCAGGATAATTAGGCAAATTAACGGCTTTGGTTTTATTCAGAGCTTCAATGCGCTTATTTACTGCCTTAATAGCGTTAATTTCAGACATCATCTCTGCCGTGCTGATTTCTTTTATGCCGTTTAATATAACTTCTCCGAAGTAGCGTTTTGTATGATTATTTTTTAATAAGCGGATAGTATAGCTTTCTACTTTATTGCGTTTCATTTCAGCAACTCCTTGATTTGGCTAATACGATACTCAATCACCTCAAGTATTCCGTCTTGCTTCTGTTTGCGTTGCTCAAGGTTTGATAATTCTTCTCTTAATGCTTGGCGGTTGATTTGGTGTTGCATAAATGCAGGTGAATCAATTTGTTTCCATTGTTCTACAAAGGATTTTGCCTGTTCAGGGCACTTGAAGCGTTTGCGTATCCTTGAAATCTGCACCCACACATCATTGATTTTTTGCTTTATGCGGATATCCGCTCTCCAGCAATCGTGGCGTTTATGCTTAATGTTGTGGCGAAAGCCTTTCGTGGAGCTGTCGTGCCATACACTGGTATAAATACTAAACGTCGTCATTTTTTACTCCTTGTGAATACTAAATTCATTCAAACAATGCTTATTTTTCAAGAATTCATCTAAGCACTCATCAAGAGTTAGCTCGTATTCTTTAAGAATGCCATTTAGTTCAATCAGAATCCCAGAGCATTTGTTAAATAAATTAATCCTGATTGTATTTTGGTTTTGTTCTTTTTCATTGCTGTCCACTAACCAAGGAGCAAACCAAGCAAATTGCGAGGTATGATGTAACATACGTATCGCTCTTTGCTCGGGTGGGGTTGTTCCACTAGCTTTCCACGTGTGAAGCTCTAAGTCTTCATCGAACTGGATTTGATGGTTAATGATCGTTAGTAGTGTAAAAATCTCTCCAGCAGCAAGTTTAATATGTTGTTCTGCATTATTAGCTACCCCGTAGCACAGTTTCCCTACTGATGTAGCGAGATACAGACAATGTTTTTGAGTAAGCTCAATATGGGTCAAACCCTGTTGTTTTGCTCGCTCAATAATAATTTTGTATTTAGTTTTCATTTTGAATCCTTTTATGTGGATAAAAAAAGCCCCGCACGAGGCGGGGAAACGGAGTCATTATGTTTATTATCAACCGCTCTTTTTAAGTTGTAGCAGTTACACAACTTAGCCATTCAAAACCGCTCTACACGGTAGGTTTCCACTTCGTAGGCTCGTCATCGATGATGTGCGTAAAGCGGTTTTGGATGGCGACCGCAGAGAGATTCGAACTCTCGACCCACTGCTTAGAAGGCAGCTGCTCTATCCACTGAACTATGCGGTCAAAGTACCGTTGCTTAACCCCAACGGCAGGGCTTACTTCAATCTAAGGAATGTGATGGACTAACCATCTCTAACAACTCTCTAGTACATTCGTTTCGCTGCCTAACGCCGACTTTAGAAAACATTAAAACTAAAACGGGGTTATTTGTCTCACTCTCTGTTGAGAGCTGTTAGAGATGGTGGCTCTTTTTTATACTTGTGAGCCACCGGGCCAAGTCCTCTTGTTTGCCACAACTTCGAGGAATATAATACTTGGGCAACATCTAGGGCTAATGCCGAAAAAATGAAATCACTTTGGTGTTATTGATTAGTTATTTTTTCGGTATTTATCACCATTTTTCGTATCTAAAAGCTCTTCTGTAATACAGCCATCACTAAATTTATTGATGGCTGATATTGCTTGGCAAACCGCTATTTCCAGCCCCACATAATATGGCGTTATAGAGACGGATTTTAATATTGCCTGCCTAATATCTTCTTTCTGTAATTCATCAATCGTTGAAGGTTCAACGCTGCCTAATTTAACAAATTCCTGATTACTCATTTTGTTCTCCTGTTATTAATATTCCAAAGCACACTTTCTCAAATATGCTTTGGAATTGAACCAGCGTTTGTGCTTCCCGATTCACTGCCAGTGCTTAACCTTTCCGCTAGTTCGCACATCACCAGTAAATTCGCCACAACTACCGTACTATTCTTTCAGTCCGAGTAGCTTAGAGAGTTTCACAACTTGCCTATAAGTTCATTTACCGCATACGTTTTACCGCTTTATGCAAAGATTGGTTCTGTCTCTCCAATGTCATTACATTGCTAAGTAATCCGCTTGTCGTGATGTGTTTTTGGTTTAATTTTTAAAGAACAATGCCTTTCGGCGAGGTTTAGAACCTTTATTCAAGCCCTCCGTGAAGGGCTTTGATAAAAATTCTTAGTGAATGTAGGCTTGCCAAAGTTGTTGAGCTTGCTCGGCGTTCATTTTGTCGCTTTGGTTCCAGTCGATTAACTTGCCATTTCTGAACATTGCTCTTTCAATCACAAACTCTTGCGTGGC